AGAGAGGGAAGCAAAAGATTGTCCACCTAACATAGCTAATAAACTCCACCAGATTTTAGATACTGCTTCTTCATCAGCACCTAAAAAGGTTGCAATAATTGGAATTAAAATAGAACTGATTCCTAGCCATACCTTTTTTGATGTAAGTAGTTTTGTGATAATGTACTTTTTCATTTTATTTGTTTTTGATTATTAAATTTATATTTATGCCTCCCAAATTTATGATTTCTTTCATCAGTAAATCCATAGCCAAGACAGAATTATGAACAATGTTTTGTTGGCTTCCCTGTCCTACTAGGATGCAGCCTCTTGTATCTTTTGCTGAATTTCCACGATGGAATAATATATAATCTCGGTTTGGCACATCTTGAACTAGCAGATGAACATAATCTCTACTAGCTGATTCTCTAGCTACTCTTATTCTAACTTTGTACTCACCTTCAGGAATACAAGATATTCTTTTTTGATTGTCTTTCCAAGGAAGTTCTAATGTATCACAAAAACTTTCACCATTTAAAAATAATTGTCCTAATGTAGAAAATTCACTAAAAGTATCTCGTATGATTAAAAGATTAATGCCCTTGTCCTCTGTACTTTTGTTTGAATCCATTTTGTCCTTTTGAAGCATTTTTAGAATGAACTCCCTTACGTTTTTTATGATCTGTATTAGTTTTTCCAAATACCTTTGCTTTCGCCATTACTTATATTATTAAATTTCATAAACTTATAAATAGTAAAAACTATTGCAAGCACAAGCGAAACAAGAGTTAGAATTTCGTTGCAATTTGTGATACTGAAGCCGATTGCTGAACCGTTAGCTATTCCTACTTGAATGGTGTCTTTTATCCCTGTCATTTGTTTTAGGTTTTTTATCCAAGTAGGATTTCAATTTAGTTTTGTTTTTCTCTTTTACCTTGTAAGTCTTTTTCATTAATCCCCTACGTTTAGAAAGTTTCTTAACGTCAATCTTGTGCCTTGCCTTTGTCTTTCAAGATTCATGTTAGAATAATAATTTTGAATTGTCGGTCTGACATCTGAGCCTGTGTTCGTTGAGTATTCAGGAAAACTAGACGTATTGTTTCTTATGTAGTCTATCATTCGTTCCATATAATATTCTGCCGTATTTAAAACTTCATTTCTAAGGTGTTGGGCTTCTTCTGTAGATAAAGCCGTTCCTGTTTCAGAACTCTTAGAGTATATGTTTCCATTTTCAATTTTAAAACGTAAAAAAGGCAGATTTAAATATAAAGCAAATGACGGAAGCATCTCCGCTATATAGTCATTAAGCAAAGTTGCATAAGCTTCGTTCCCTACATTATTGACTGTTCCTGCTACAATTAAGTCTTTTAATTTCTGGTTCAAATCCGTGCCTAACTTAGTTTCCACATACAGCTTTTGCGCTTGTTTTATGTACGGGAGTAAAAGAGCAGGGTCTACGTTAAGCCCTATTGTTGTGGAATCTTTTAAGCGTTCCTCACTTATAAATAATACGTAAGCCATAAGTTGTTGATTATCAGTTAATTATCTAGGTTCTAAAAATCCGTTATTTTTCATTCTCTTTGGTGGTCTTGCTACTAGCTTGTCGTTTCTTTCGGCTGTAAACCCTTCAGATAAAGCTTTAGTATATGATATTGCTTCACTAGGCTTGATGTTACTCTTTGCACCTCTTAAAGATGTTTTATAGATTTGTCTTAACCAAAAGTGATGGCAATTACCACCGCCCTTGTAAAGCCAGATACTATACGTATTTGCTCCTCTCGCCCCCCATCCAGGATTGACAGGTTTATTTGTCATTTGTAAAATATCATCTTTTCTATATACTTTTCTAGCCGAAGTCATTAATTTACAAAATTCTCTTGTTTCACCTTTTTGACTTAAGAAGTTATCTTTAGCATAAACATATCTAACTTTATAAAATTCATTGTAAGACTTATTAGTACCATCTTGCTCACTTCTAGCATTAGGTCTAGCTGTTCCTGTAGAAGCTAATTCTGTCTTGTCATTAGCAATATTGTTAAGCTCAGTTTCAAAGTCAAAGTCTTGATGTTCTCCATCTACAATTTCTTCTTCAATCATCTCCCAATCTTCTGAAATATCTTCACCAAATTCTTCTATAAATTTAGATAGCTCAGTTGCTTCAGTATGTCCTTCGCAAGCCATATAGACTGTCTTACCTTCGTAATCGTGTTCGTGATACCCTTCACAGCCTAATGTCTTTGCACTAGCTAAAGCTTCATCTATAGTGTCAAAAACAGGCTTTCCGTCTATCATACCAACTTTTTTAAAATCCTCTCTAACTTCAATATCTTCCTTTAGAGGAGCTAACCCTAGTTCTTCACGGATTTCATCCTGAGTCATAACGGCTGCTAAATCTTGATTTGTGAATCTTGTTGTGATTGGTTTTAATTGCTCAAACCTTACAGGCATATCCATGTTATTAACTGTAAAGATTTTCCTAAGGGTTTTGATTATATGCGACTGGAACGGCATCACCACCGTATTTAAGTAGAAATTCGCTGCTGAGTTTAGTTCGTCTGCATTATTTCCGAGTCCTGTATCACTCTTAATTCCCATTAAGATCGGACTTGTTACTCTGTGCGCGGTTAAAATATTTTGAACGAGAAGCGTTTGCAAAGCGACAAACTGCTTGTCTAAATCTGAAGGCGTTATTGCTGTTATATCAGGTGTTCTTGTCTTATCGTCTGAGAAAGTAAGAATAAATTTTCCAGCATTATCTGCACCTGTGAATTTTGCTGCTAAACTATTTTCAATTTGTTGGCGTTCTTCTAATGTCGGTACTCCATTTGCGAATGAAATCATGAAACTACCTGAAAAGCCGTTAGATATGTTATTGAGATGGAACTCAGCAACTCTTTGATCTACCAAAGCCCAATTATTCCCAGCTACGTAGTCAGGTGTGTAATAAGCGTTCATATTAGGACTGTAAAGCCCTGAGTAAAGGATTTGATTAGGTGAAGTTCTATCGTTAGTATTAAAGGCAGGAACTCTATAAGGTTTGTTCATTCTAGTATCTGACCAATCTGCTGAAACATAATAGGCTTCAACTTTTCCTAATTCGTTGGGTTTTTCTGCTCTAATTTTGTCCACTCCTATATGATAAATCTCAGCAATTTGAGTCCTGTCCTGACTCCAAACAATATTAAGAGCAAAAGCTCCCTGTAGCTTAAAGTCAAAAGCTATTTTTTTAATGACTTCATTTAGTGTTTCATTACTATTAGCAGAACTAAAAAACTTCTTTAGTTTTACAATAGACTCTAATTCTCTATCTTCTTCATCTTCAATAACCAAATCTTCACCAGCGATTAGTTCGGCTGTGGCATTTATGATAGCTGCTTGTGTACTAGAATTATAATAGAGGTCAATTAAAAACTGAGGGTAGAGGTTCGCCCAATCTTCCGTTCCATAATCTACCCAATATTTTGAGCGTGATTCAGATACTACTGGAGCTGTGGTGGTGCTTAAATTTACACTTATTATATTTTCCATTTTATAAAGTTGAAAGTCTATCGTTTATATTAGCTATCAAGTCTGCACTAGAACTGCTATATATTTGTATTTCTTTTATTGTTCCATCAAAACCATCTATATCAGTAGCTCTAATACCTATTGTATCAATATCAGATGTTCCTGCTGCCGTAGGTGTAGTGCCTGTTTGGGCTACTCCATTGTGCCATAAAGTTAAAACATTAGAAACTCTAGTTATAACTATATAATCATCACCAAAAGTACCTGAATCTAAATCTAAGTTTACATTAGCAGAATCTACTTTAACTTTAATTCTTGTCGCACTTTCATATTTAAATAGTTCTTTAGTGGTAGTATTGTCTGCTAAGAAAGTTCCTGCTGCTGCTATTGCTGGTGTAATTTTAATACCTACTGTAAAATTACCTGTTAAAGAAATCTGTCCTGCTGTTTGTAAATTTTCATCATTAGCACTTACAAAAGTTAAAATCCCACGAGAATAAGCAGGTTGCTCACTAGCAGTAGCTTGTACCATATCAAAGCTATTAGTAGAACTGTCAGCCCAAGCAGAAACATCAGC